TGCGCCTTTGTGGCTGAGAAATCGAGCGTAAGAGCTCCGGATGCTACTGCCTTGTTTGGATGTGTCGCGCCGTTGACCAGGGTGCTGACAACCTCCCCCTCCAAGTGGTTTAGACCTGACATCGATGTGGCTGCAGTGCCGGTATAGCTTAGACCGCTATCCACAAAGAACGCATCTTCTGCAGAGCTGCCGAAATCAAACGGGGCGAAAAACTCGACATATCTTTTTGTTCCAAGATTGATCGTGCGCTGCACCACCATGTAGACTGCGTCTTCGTTCAGATCCCCTGGTATTGTGGCAATGCTTTCGACCAGGGCATGGGTTTGATTTGTGGTAGTTAGGCGTGTCGTGTCCGAGCTGATGCAGCTTAGAAAGCCTGTAGCTTTCGGGCTGGTTTCTTCAATGGTGACAATTGCCGCGCTGGGATTTGCTACCGTAAAATCCGGATGTGCATTCATGCGCGTAAAGATATTGTCGGCGGTGGTATTATTGCTTTCATTGGGGCGAAACCCCAAGACAGTATCACTGGGAGCTGAACCGCCAGCTGATTCAGAAGTAAACGTAACTATACTGCCATCGCTTTTGGTAAACTTCAGCGTGGTGCCTACGGCTATATTTGCGTAATCAGAGACCGTCACAGTGCAGGCTCCGGACTTACCGCCCAGTGTATGCTCATGCCATGCTATGACGTTTTCTTCGCGGCGATAGGTCATGCCGACCAGCTTGCCATCGATCCTGACGCACCAAACAATATTGTCCGGCTCTTGCTGCAGAGCCATCTCTTTGATGCCACCTTCAGTGATGTGCTCAGCGAGTATGGTGAGATCCGGTGCCTGGTAGCTGTCAGTATTTAGATCAAAAATCAGCTCGCGCAGTTTGCGTTTGGCGCGCTGTATAAACAGTGTGGTGTTGGCTACTTGGACCGGCTGTATGTTTGCGGATCCGTAGGTCGCTTGTCTTTTTACCGAGGCATTGGTGGGGCTGAGCGGTGCCTGCTCTGAGCTGGACACAACAAACTCACCGCCGGAAGTGCCAACCAGAAGCACCCTGCCTGCCTGCAGATACCGAACAATATTAACCTGGTTTGATCCCAAGGTATAGGTCAGAGCGTCTGTATCGTTAACGCCACCGTTGAAATCCTCAAAGGATCCACCGACAGAGAAGAACAGCGTTTGTGGCTGTGCGGTGGTCGATGCAAACACCAGGCGCTGCTCATAGAAGGCAACAGCTGCAGGAAAGCCTGTCGTGCCGCTGAACGCCCCTAGAGCCCATTCGGTGCTCGCTGTGAGATCACCAGCTATGGTGACGCTATCGCCAGCTGCTTCATCTGTTACGTCCGAGCTGGGAGCCAGGAGTAGGGTGTCTTCTGTAACCCGCACAATTATTGCGGATGAATTATTATTATTGCCGGTGGTAAATCCGGTGACTGTTATTTTTTGACCTTCTTTAAAACCTTGAGCAATGAACTGACCGGCGGTGTCCTGGTAGCGATCATTGTGCTCCAGGCCAGTACTGCTTGGATCACCCTCATGCGCAGAGATCGTTGCTGCAGTATAGGCTGGCATAAGCTCAGAGCGACCATCTGCGTTTTCCTGGACAGTGGTTGCCACAACAGTGGCGCTGGTCAGACCAGTGATCTTAGTAACGCCGTCATGTACTTTTATCAGCCTGCCAACATCTGTGCTTACAAACGTGCTTGTTGATGCCGTGACATTGACATTGCCGGTGCGTCCGGATGCCAGGAAGGTGACTGCAGATGTATTATCGTCCTGCATTGGACCGCGCTCAAACGCGACTTCTGCAATGCTCCAGGAGGTGTGGCTGGTACGTGTTATTTTTCGTGGTGCGAAGAGCGGATGCACCAGGTACATCACGTCTGCAGATTGCGTAAACTTTAAATCTGCGAGCTCATCCTCACCGTAGGGTGTGCTTACCTCTATGGGGTTACTTGATCCGTCAACGACAGTGCCGCCATCTTTGTGGATCCGAAAGTATTCATCACCAAACTCCAGAATATACGCCTGCGTGACGTTAAATTCAAAAGGTATCAGCCTGCAGTTATGCGCGGAGTTTTTGACTTCACGGACAAACTTTGTACCTGGACGCCTGGAAGCACCACCATGCGGATGCACGATCAGGTTTTCCATTTTCTTCACGCCGTTCAGATACTTTGAGAGATCCGTCCGACCATCCAGGCGAGGCGATAGCTCACCGGCTGTGAAGTTTGTAAAGGCTGGGGAAGCTTTAGCCATTAAAACCTCGACGTGATAAAGGTATCTGCGGCAAGTGTACGGCTAGCGCCAAGCACTGACGTGTTGATCTGATTGTCTTCGGAGGCGTCAACAAAGCGCGCTTCACGCATTTTCTGTTCTGCCTCGGCAGTCATACGATCTCGCAGGGCCGACGAAGCTACCAGGGGATATGCAATATCCGCTGCAAGAAATGCTGCAATTGTTTCTATGAGAAGAGCGTCATAATCGTTGATATCGGTGATACGCCCAATGTAGCTCATCTGTATTGTGTCTTCGTTGCATATAAGCTTTCTGCCCTCGATCCGGAACAAGATATCCGGATTAGACAGACCCAGCACACGCAGGCAAAACGGATCCGTTGGCAATGTAAATTGCTTGGTAAATTCAAACTCCGGAGCTGCACTATCAGCTGCCAGGGAGGTGCGTATTGTCAGGCAGTTCCAAGGGTGAGATCTTGCGATGGTATCGCGGATAAAATCAAAGCGCTGGTTGCACAGACGTCCTGCTTTGCTGTCTTCTGTCAGTGCAGTAATGTTCGACGCACCAATTTTATTCAGCGCAGAGTTACAGATATCAACGACAGAGGCCATGATTTATTCCGTGATTTTGATTTGTTTGGTGAAAGGTGGCGTATTAGGGAAAAAAATATCTAATACGCCACCCCTTAGTTTAGTTTACAACGTACTCGATGATGAACGCCATATCTCCGGCAGTACCACCAGTAGCTGCGAAGGTCGCGGCAATGTAGTAGTACCCACCTGGGTCAACGGTATCGCTCCCTGCAGCACCAGCTATGATGTGCAGTTTTTGACCTGTTGTGTTGAGGTCTAGCACCTCGTAACGCAACTCAGCTATGGCAGCACCATCCGCAACAGCGGTAGCAAAGCAGTCTTCATCGACAACCACACCGGCTGAAGTATATGCACCCACATTGTAGGTACAGCTTCCACCCAGGCCATCCGCGCCCATACGCAAGCTTACGATTGTTGCGTTGGTTGGGATTGGAGCGAGCATGACAATATCATCGTCAGTGCTATCACCAGCCGCGAGCGCAACATTGCCTTGAGCAATACGGACAACACCGCCGAGCTCTGCAGCTAAGTTAGCAACTTGAGGAGAGGCCTCAAAATTTGCCACTAAGTCTGTGTTTCTAGTAGTCATTTAAAAGCCCTCCTTATGCTGATTCATCGCAATCGATAGACACGACTTTCGCCTCTTCCATGCGAGTAGCGCCGAAGCTGGCGCAGTAAAAAACTTGCGTGGAATAGCTCTTGTCAGCGCGTCTTTCGATTTCGCTCATGACGTCTTTACCCACAGCCAGCTTCAGCCCGTCTTCGGCAAAAGCAAAACATTTGCGGATGTTTCCAGCTTTCGACAAGCGTGTGGACGTATGGAATTTAAAGCCCATAAACGTGTCGATCTCACCTTGAACCAATGCCTTTACGGTATTGAAGTCAGAGCTGGTGACAGAGGTAGTGCCAAGCAATGCCTCGATCTGATCTGGTCCCACAACAATGTGTCGCGGAATTGACGGATCAACGGATCCATCGTCCAGCTTTTTCTTTGCCTCGATAAGCTTGGCAACAGTCATATCTGCCGAGCCATTGGCAATTGTTTGGGTAAGCGCGGTGCTTGTTCCACCCGTTTTTCCCGTTAACGCCGATCCAGTTGCGGCGGCGATAATCGAATCATCCATAGCACGTCCCATCGCTGCAGCTGCAGCCCTGGCATAAGTGCTCGTTGGATCGATCAACATTTGAACCTTATCGGCCTCATCGATTAAATCGGCCCATTCATAGGTTTCTAAGGTCACCATTCTACGGTCATGGGGTGTTTCAACCAAAGGTGTATCTTGGTGGCGTGATGTTCTCTTTACAGCTGCACTAGAGCCCACATTATCGAAGAAGGCCTTCTCGCCAGTCACTGATTCTTCAGAACATGCGGCCCGTAAGATGGACCCCATTTGCTGAGAAAGTAACTGTACGTTGGTGCTAAACTGTTGTGAGAACGCTGTAGTGATTTGAGTGCTCATTAAGAGACCCTTTCATTTGCGTTACAATGAAAGCGCTCCCCGACATGTGTCGGACGTGTAGTCTGTGAAATTTACGGTTTCAGTCGCGGGGGCCGTAGCTTATCCCTATTTTTTGCTGGGCTTTACTTTTGCTGGGGCTTCGAGCTTGTCCAGCGGTAGTAAACACCATTGCAAATACTTTTCTGCAGCCTCTATTGGGTTTTGTATTTGATCTGCAGAGCCGGTTTCCAAGGTGAGTTTAAGCACCTCCAGGCGAAACTGGCGTTGTTCTTCATTGTCCACTGGCTAGCAACATTTCTGTGAGCCGGTTGACCTCTTTAACGGCGTGATCATGCCCTGGCGCGCGTTGCTGCCAGTATGGCGTTTGCATATATTCGCCACGAATTTCGTTTATTTGTGATTGAATATCTGATGGCGTCATCTGCATCGATGTTTTTACGCCCTCCAGGCTATCCTCAGAGATCTTTTCAGACATAAACTGACCCACATTAACCATGAGTTTGACCATTTCCGGATGATCACCAAGCACACGACCATCAGCCAGCTGGACATTTGCGAGATCCGCATTGCCAAACTGATGCAATACGGCCTGACCATTGCCCATACGGTCCTCATATGCAGCGCCATACTCGCGTTTTAGTTCTAATTCAGCGTCAGCGCGTAGCTGATCGACATTGCCGGTATCGGTCTGCTCCTGGGAGCCGGACATATCATTGTACGCATCTAGCAGTTTTTGTGCCTGACCAGGCCTGAGACCAACGTCATGCGCTGTTTGACGGAACCAGCCAAGCATATCATCGCTGGCCTCTAC